ATTGGAGTACGCGTTGTACGTATACAACCACCGATTCAATGATATCATTGAGTTATCGGGCTCTGGGCTCGGATTCCTGACGTCATCAACTGTGTCGCCAGGAACCGTTGTCTATAAGCATCCGAAGGTGGTTGAATGCGTCTATTCATGGCGGACCGGGCGTGGTGCCCTGTCTGATCTCGGATCGTCGTCTCCATCCCAAACAAGGGATGGTTTCGGTATTGTTCTTCCTTCACAGAAGGGGAACCTTATCGAACGACTCGTAGACCGCAAGCGGTACTACGAAGAAGTGCAGCGTGCTGCATTTCCTGCCGAGACTGCGACTGGTGCGCAGTCCGTGAATAGAGTATCTCGTGCGGATTCGGGGCACCTCTTCACCACGGTGAAGGGTGTTGCCTTTCCACTCATCGCTGACGTCCATCTGACTTACAGAAGTCAGACTTACGACGGTGCAGTGATGTCGAATCCACTATCCCTGTTTAACGCGACTGGACGAACCATGTCCCTGTCCACGACGTCATTTTCAATGACGACCGGGGCTCAGAGGCAGGATATGTTCAATCAAGTTTTCCAGGCGATGACGCCAAATCGGCCGGATGGCGCTATCTTCGTAGCTCTTATGGAGCTACTTAGAGGCGATATCCCGTCGATGATCGGACACCTGAAGAAGTTTACTTCTATCTCAGGTAGGAGCATCAAGGACTACAAAGACGCAGCTTCTGCTGTCGGCGGCGAGTACTTGAACTCCGTGTTCGGTTGGGCACCGCTTGTCAAGGAGATCCAGGGCATTATTAATGTCTTGATCTCAATTGACCGGATGGTGTACGCTGAGTCTTACAGTCGAAAGCGCAGATGGCAGGGTCCTGCAACTTCTTCGGAAGTTGCATTCACCAACCGTCTGATGACTCTCAGCCCTGGAGGCTCATGGCCCGGTTCGTCAATAACTCGAACCGGTAACCAGAGCGTCGGGGCTACCGTTACTTATAGCGGTACTGAACGACTCACGCTCAGCGAGGACTATCGTCTCAGCTCTCAGGTGAGCTCACTTGCTCGCCCGAATAGCAGAACGATAGGCTTCGTTGAGAAGGCGGAAGAGATACTTCAACGTCTTGGCTTTGTGACCTCTCTTGCAGAGGTCTGGGAACTCGTTCCATATAGTTGGCTTGTTGATTGGGTGTCTAACATAGGCGCCTCTCTTCACAATGCCAACGTGTACTCCCCGGTCTCGGGAAAGTACACAGTCGATTACGCGTATGTCACCACTGTGACGACTCATTCGCGAGTTGAGACCGTTCGGTCCGCCTCGCTTGGGAACTCATCTAGTGATGACTACTTTTCTCTGAGAACAGGCCAGAGTTTTCTCTCGTCTGTCTCGAAGAATCGTGATCGAGCCACTCCCTTCGGGTTCGGCACGCAACTGGGTAGTTTGACTACTTCTCAGTTTGCGATCCTGGTGGCGCTTGGCCTTGCTAAGCTCCGCTGACAATTGAACATCAACTGAACAACAAGTTCACATGGAAGGAGCCCACAGTGGCTTTCTCGGATCCCACCTCGCTCACCAACGATGGCACGGCAGTCTCGCTTCCGCGAGTTCTGACCGGCTCTACGCTGGGTCGGTTCGTTGCGGCTGATGCCGCTCACGAACTGACTGTTGACCCTCGTTCGACGGCTTCGCGCCGCCGTAACGTTGGTCGATACTACCGCCGTCGGACGATTACGGACCCTGTGGTCCCTACTCTGATGACGAAGGTGCAGTCGATGGTGTCTATCACTATCGATCGCCCCCAGGTGGGGGTAACCGATGCCGAGATCGAAAAGGACCTTCTGGCCCTGATCGGTTGGCTTACCGCCAACACCAACGCCAACCTCAAGAAGCTTGTGGCTGGCGAGAACTGATGGACAACATCATTCTGATGGTGACCATCTTCCTCTCCTTTGTGACCGGAGCTTCGCTCGGGTCACTTGGGGTATTGGTGTCTCGACGTTCGTAGAACGTCCACTGTGGCTTGGAACACCAACTCTCGAATGGAGTGATGTTGAAAAGCCAAGTTGTACTCCTCGAGCACCTCATCCTTGATGGAGGAGATGCTCTCGGGTTCAGCACGAAGAGAGATATTATCACTCTTCGGAGGAGATATGACCATGAAGGTTTCCCTTTCTTGGCCATTGCCTTGCCACGGCTCGATGACTTGCTACTCGCAGGCCTCGAGTCCGGTGTACTCCCTTCTATTGAAGGGTGGTCCACACAAGGACGTCTTCCTCTGTTCCTTTACGGAGCATGGAGATTGATCTTCGAAGAAGATGGTACTCTCAAGCCCACCCCGTCGACTGATG